AGGTAGGAGCGCTTGTTGCCGAATGCCATGAAGTTGTCCATGATCAGCTGGGTCAGGCGACGGGTGTACTCCTCGTAGTTGGCGATCTTGGGGGCGTCAATCAGGGTGGCCTGATCGAGCATGGTCTCAATGCCTCCGGTGGTCTGAAGGCTGCCGGTGTCGCGGCCGGTGTAACGGGCGTCAACCCCGGTCACTTCCTGGATGTCCCGGTTCAGGGCAATCATCATGCCTGGGGCATTCGGAGAAGGGGTGGGAAACTGGTGGTAGTGCACCGCATTGTTGGCCATTCCGTTGACAACGAAGGTGTAGTCCGCTTCGTTGCCATTCTTGACGAACGAGGCCAGGTTCAATCCGGACTGGGCGTTGACGAAACGGGGCGGACGCTGGTTCTTGTACTCGGCCGTGAGCAGGATCGAGTTGAGCAGGTTGTAGGCGACCGAGTTGCTGAAGATCTTGGCCGGTTCGGAGGTGCCAATCAGGTCTCCTGAGGCAAGATTGCAGTACAGCGGCGCGAACGGCATGGCGCTGGGCTGGATGTTCTCCCGGACATGCAGGATTTCGGTGTTGTTCAGGGTGTGGATCTCGTGGATCTTCTCGCCGTCCCGGATCCACTGCACGATCACGTTACCGTAGTCCTTCTGGGTCATGGCCTGGCTGTCATACGGGCGGTCGCGCAGCGCTTCGGTCGGAGGGTTAGCGAAACCGGCGTTGGTCTTGGCCATCGCGGCGTCGATGGTGTCCTTATACAGCGGGTTCTTCTTCAGGGTGGACTTGTGCAGCACATCCCAGGTCATGCAGTAGGCGGCGGTCTTGATGTCGGACGAGAATGGATCGCGCATGAACTGGATCGGGTCGATATTCTTCAGGGTGACGTTGCCCTTGAAGAAATAGTCCTTCGATCCGCCCGAGACCTGAGCGTCCCAGCCGACCTGAGTGATACCCAGATTGCAAAGGGCAGCCCTTTCCCCGGCCAGCATCTGGTAGTAGGACACATTGGCCAAACCCCAGTAGTGCTCGAGGAAAATGTTCTGCTGCATGATGATCTCCATGTCCTCTTTGGTCGTGGGCATCAGCTGGGCAGACTTGCCGACGGTGTAGATCCCGGCGAGCAGGTTGTTCTTGATGTACGAGACGTGGTTGGTGTCCGGCAGCAGCTGGTATTTGGGGAAAGTCGCCTTGATCGACTCCCATAGCCGGCCGCGGTCGGTGGCGTCAAGCAGCCTAACCCTGCGGAAAGCCTTCTGGTACTCCCGGCTGGCAGTATCCCAGTTGTTTTGCAGGATTTCTGGCGTGATGCCCTTTGGCAGGATGTTGTTAGGCATTGGACTCTCCTCCAGTCATGAAGCTGTTGATCTGCTGGATCAATTCAGCAGTCTGTTTCTGCACCTGGCGCTCGTCAGTGATCGCCTTGTCCAGATCCTTCTGCATTTGCTGCAGGTTTTCACTGTTGTTGACGATTTGTGGCGGTGCGGGTGGGTCCGGCATGACGACAGTGACCGTAAACCCCTTGCCCATCTTGATGATGACGCTAACCAGGACGATCAAGGCAATGATGATGGCAAGAAGAACGGTCAGGGCACAGATTATTTCAGACATAGGCACTCCTTTTCTTGATCCACTAGAAATAAGTGTGGATCGGCTGGATGTCGAAGGCGCAGTCGGCGTCGGGAGCGCCTGAGAAGATGTCGTCCCGAAGGGCGAAGGGCAGAACTTTGTCCTGGGGCTTGACTTGGGTGACGTCCTCGCCCAATTTGTTGAAGACGCCGTGGAGAATATTGCGTGGGTCTGATGGAAGCTCCATCACGATCCACTCCAGGGGGTTGATCCCGTGGTTGTTCTTGTCTTCCGGCTTGCCGGCGTTGACATTGCGGTCCAGAGACTGCGCTTTGAACTTGTAATCGCGCAATTCCCCGATCAATCCGACGCAGCAGTCCATGATCTTCAGCCGGCCGGACTCGAAGTAGGTGTTCAGGCGGTACAAGCGGGCGTCGAGGCTGATATACCCGGGCTTGAAGCTGATTCCCTTCTCCATGAACTGGTCGGAGAGGGTGTCCTTGTTGTAATCCCGCCTTGGACCACTGCGGGGGTCGATGATCGGCTGGCAAATCAGCCCGCCTGAGGGAATATCCTTGACATTTTCGTGGTACATGGTGGCAAGTTCGTCGATATTGCGGTTATTGGTGCGGACTTCCTTGTAAGCATAGAGGATTCCATGCCTCGGGTCGACCGCTCCGAAGATAAAGACCGCGTCGTCGTTCAATCCGTAGTCGAAAGCGATGATCCGGCGCCATTCGGCGGGGATCGGGGCGGTCGGAACGATGTGCTGCATCGCTGAGGGATAGACCAGGCCCTCCGCGTAGGCGAAAGACCCCTTGACGTAGCGGGCAATCCACCATTTGGGCTTGTTGGCGCACAGTTCCCGGATGAAAGTGGGTGGCAGGAAGCGGTTGACGTCGGTCGAGGCGACGTGTGAGGAGATCGCCGGGTCCTTTTCCATGCCGGTCTGGTCGAAATGGTCGGCTACCTGCCCGTGTTTGGTGATTTTCTCGGAGGCGAGGAGCAGGTCGGTCCGGATCCAGCCCGAGTCCGGGTTGCTTTCGATGATGCCCTTGCGCCATTCAGTCTGGATCTGGGGGATCTGCAGCCCGTTGTCGTCGTAATCGTACTGGATGTTTCCGTTTAAGGTTACGAAGGTGGCGGCCGACATGTTCCTGGTCCTGGTCTTGAGCTGGTGGAAGGCTTCCGCCTTGACCTGGGATCCCTCGATGATGGCGAACATGGTCAGGTTGAAGGATCGCAGCTTGTCCGGATCGTCGAACGGGCGGTACATGATCCGGGCCCCGTTGATCAGATCCATGTAGGACTTCTGATTGCTGAAGTCCGCGACCAGATTGGCCGGGATGTCCTTCTCCAGTTCCCGTTTGATCGTCTGTTCGTACTGGGAAGTGACGTCCGCCCCGACCAGCACGTTGGCTGAGGGTGTGATGAAGCAGTGCTTGTAGATTTCCTCCCGGGTTGTTGTGGTTTTCCCTGTCCCGTAGGCGCCGAAGTTCCCGATGTAGGTGTGGTTGTCACGGTGGACCGCCTCCTGATGGGGCATCGGGATGTAGGTGTTGATGTAGGTGTTGCATTCCGTGCACTCCAGGAAGAATTCCGAGGGTGCGCCGATGTAAGAGGTAGCCTTCCGGGTGGGTGCGTTGCACCGGGGGCACTGGGAAAAGTCCCGCCGGAACCGTTTTACAACGGGGGGTGGCGGGGCTGGCCGGGGTTCGGGACTTCTGAAGATGGCGTCACTCATGTAATGTTGGGGGTTCCCAGGATGCTGGGACTGTCCTCAATCGGCGTCATGTACCGGATCTCGATCCGATTGTCCGGGAACTGATTCCGGATTCTTGCAAGGGCGTCTTTAGGCTTGACGTCGCCCTCGAAGATCCAGGTTCGCTGGACATCGTTGTCTGTGTAGTAACAGTAGGTCAGGATTATCCTAGCCATTCATGATCCTCCTCAGTAGTTTCTGAAGGACACTTTCCTCCTTGGGGTACGGCGGGGGGTTGGGGCGCGGAGTGCTGAGGAAAGCGCAGATGTCGAGTACGCAGGCTCCGTGTGCGGTTGCTCCGCAGCAGAATGATCTAGTGCGGGTGCAAACGAATGAGCGGGTCATGGTTTTCCTTCGACGCCTTCGACGCCGCGGTATTCCTGAGGGGCTTGTCTTTGGGCTTGGATCGCTTCAAGGGCGCGGGCCCTCTGCTCGGAAACCGCTTTGTTGTACGCCTTGACGTTCCTGCGGTACAGGCGAGGGTTGGTTGCCTTTAGCTTTAAGAGGGCCTGGCGGAGCTGTTCGTTTTCCTGAGAGATTATTTGGTCAGCTTCTTCTGAGGTCAGCGCTTCGGATGGCATGAAGTCCAGCAGGATCGCGGCAACCGCGTCATTCACTTTGTCGTAGATGATCTCTGGATCGGAGTCGGGGCCGGGCATGGCTTGCTGCAGGCCCATGCACTGACGCATGGCTGAGACCAGCAGCAGCAGGGCGTCGTCGAAACTCTGGACGTTCAGCTTCAGTTCGTGTTCGGCGATGTAGATGAAGGCATGGGATTGTTCATTGGTTTCCGGTTGGGACTTCTGGGTCTGTTCGGCTAACGGATTCATTTCTGTGATCATAGGGCCCTCCT